GCGAAATACGACTATACGCCTATCACAGACAAGACGACTCCTATCCCGGCGACACAACTCGCATACGTCAAAGAGGAGATTTACGACTATCTCGGCGTGTCGAAAGAAATCGTCGAGAATACCGCGACTCCGCAACAGGAACAGGCTTTTTATAGCGGCGAAATCGCCCCGTTTTTCCGCCGTCTCTCGCAAGCGTTCTCGAATGTGCTCTTTACCGAGCGGGAGTTCGGGTACGGAAACCGTATCGTCTTTTCCGCGAACTCCGTCCAGTTTGCGACGCTCCCGGAAAAGGTCACGGCGGCAAAGTTCTTGACGGAAATCGGAGCGGCGACGCTCGACCAAATCTTGACTATGTTCGATATGCCGACCATCGGCGGCGAGGAGGGCGCGCGCCGCGTCCAAACGCTGAACATGGTAAACGCAAAGCTCGCAGACAAATACCAGACCGGCGGAAATACGCCGCCGGACGACACTACGCCGCCCGGGGAGCCAACCGGCGGGAAAGAGGAGGGTTAGGCTATGGCTATCAAACAGGGGCGCGAGTATCGCGCTTTGCAGGACTTTAGCCTCGTTCCGAGGGACGAGGGCTCGAAAGAGTATCGGGTACGCGGTACGGCTATCGTATTCAATTCGCCTACGGTGCTATGGGAGTGCGACGGCGTGGAATACAAGGAAATTATCGACCGTCACGCTTTCGACGAGTGCGATATGTCCGACGTGATTTTCAACTACAACCACGGCGGAAAGGTCGTCGCTCGCCTCCGAAACAAAACGCTCGCGCTCAACATCGACGAGCGCGGCGTAAACATCGACGCAGACCTCGGCGGAACGACTGCCGGGCGCGAGCTTTACGAGGAAATCGACGGCGGGTACGTCGATAAAATGTCCTTTTCTTTCACGGTGCGCGAGGCATCCTATGACTCCGTTACCCATACCCGCACTATCACAAAGGTCAAAAAGCTATACGACGTGTCGGCGGTGGACATTCCCGCCTATAATGACACGTCTATTTCGGCTCGGAGCTTTTTCGAGGAGGAGCACTCGAGGGAGCTTGCGGCTTTGGAGCAAGCCCGGAGGCGGAAGAAACTCGTAGCTTTGACATACTAACCGACCACACAACAACTATCATTTTTGGAGGTAAATTATGAACATCGAAAAGAGACGCGCAGAAATCGCCGCCCGCAAAGCTGAAATCCGTAAGCTCATTGAGGGCGACAGCGAGAACAAGCTCAACATGGACGACCTCGAGAAAGAGCTCCGCGAGCTCAACGAGGAGGACGAGAAGCTCGAAAAGAGACAGGCTATCGAGCGTATGCTCAACGGCGGCGCGGCTCCGGCCTCTCCCGCTGGCCTCTCTAATCCCGTCGCTCGCTCCGCAAATCAGCCCGCGCCGGAGAGCACCGAAAAGCTCTATCGCTCCGCATGGCTCAAGACCTTGCAGGGTAAGCCGCTGACCGACGACGAAAAGCGCGCATACTCCACGGCGGCAAACTCCGGCCTCCCCATTATCCCGGAGACGACCGCAAATCAGATCATCAAGAAAATGTACGAGGTCGCGCCGATTTTGCAGAGATGCAAGATTTTCCACGTCCCCGGCAATTTCAAGTTCGCTATCGAGGGTACGAACGACGAGGCCGCGCTCCACACCGAAAACGCCGCCATTACCGCCGCGAGCGACTCCCTCGGCTCCGTCTCTCTGACCGGCTACGAAATCGTGAAGCTCGTCAAAGCCTCCCGCGCTTGCTCCGAGATGGCGCTTTCCGCGTTCGAGAGCTATATCGTCGAGGTTATCGCCGAGGCCGTCGCCCGCCGCATTGAAAAGTACATTTTCACCGGCACGGGTACAAATCAGCCCGGCGGCGTTAAGACTGCCGGTAAGGGCGCGAGCGGCGCGTACACCGACGGCACAGACCAGATTACCGTAGGTAAGACGGCCTCTCTCACCGAGGAGAACGTTATCGCGCTCTACGGCTTGCTCGGCGACGGTTACGAGCGTAACGCCGTTTGGTGCATGAACAAGGCGACATTCTTCTCCGACTTCTTCCCGCTGATGAACAAGAGCAAGAACAACGTTATCGAGTTCGCAAACGGCAAGTATTACATCATGGGCGCGGAGGTCTACTTTACCGGCTCTCTCGCCGCACATGAGGCGTATCTCGGCGACTTCTCCTATATCATCGGCAACTATTCGCAGGATATTACCGTCGTCCGCTCCGAGCACTCCGGCCTTGCTACGAACAGCATCGACTATCTCGGCGCTTGCGTGTTCGACTCCAAGCCGGTCGCGGGCTTCGGTGCGTTCGTGCATCTCGCAAAGGCGGCGGCTTAATAGGAGGGCTCGAGTATGGCAGTCGGTGACGAATATCTCGCCTCCGTCCGCCATAGCGTGAGACTTTCCTCCACCGTCCACGACGGGGAATTGACCGACCTCATTAACGCCGCTCGAGCCGACCTTGTGCTCGGCGGCGTTCTTGAGGCAAAAGCGAACGACGAAACCGACCCGCTTATCAAAAAGGCGGTGACGACCTACGTCAAGGCGGAGTTTGGGCTCGACAACGAGGACGCGGACAGGCTCCGCGCCTCGTATAAAGAGCAGAGAAACGGCCTCTCGCTATCGGACTCCTATATCGCGGCGGAGGGGGGATAGCTCATGTACTGGCGCGACGTTGTGACGCTCAAAGCCGTTACGGAGGGGCGCGACGCGGACGGTTTTCCGAAAGAGACAATCACGGAGACGACCGTTTTCGCCGACGTGTCCTCTACCAAGCGGAGCGAGTTCTACGCCGCCCGACAAGCGGGTATATCGCTCGCGCTGACGGTAAAGCTCCGCGCCGCTGACTATGACGGTCAAGAGCGGCTCTCCTATGAGGGCAAAGAGTACAAGGTCGAGCGCGCATACACGGAGGCGCGGGAATACTACGAGCTTAATTGCTCCGAGTTTAGGGAGGCGAGCGAATGAACGTAAACGCTCTTTTAGTGGGTACGCTCGATAGCCTCCTCCCTACCGCTGACAGCGTGTATAAGGGAGCGGCGACCGAGTATATCGTTTTCAACTATACCGAGCTCCCGGCGGACTTCGCAGACGACGACGCGGCACATTACCGCTATCTCGTGCAAGTCCACCTATACGCGCCGCTCGAGAAGAATACCCGCACATACCGGCGGGAAATCTCTCGGCGGCTCGTGGCGGCGGGCTTTACCCGCCCGACGGTGACTCCGGCCTCCGATAAAAACGGACAGCATTACGCCTTTGAGTGCGAAATCGCGGGAGGCGTTGACGATGGCTAATCTATCCACGAGCGGGCTCGAGGAGCTTATCGGTGGTTTTGACGCTATCGCAGAAATCCCCGACGAGGTAGTGCTCGAAATGCTCGTCGCGGAGGCGGAAGTTATCGCCCCGGCGCAGGAGGCCGCGGCGCGCGCTATGCTCTCGGGCAAGTACAGCACCGGCGAGACGGCGCAAAGCATTTCCTACGACAAAAAGCTCAAGAAAACATCGGACGGACGAGCTATCTACGTTTACCCGAAAGGCACTCGGCGACACGGCAACAAGCGCCGCGCCGCCGAGGTCGCTTTTGTGGACGAGTTCGGTAAACAGGGACAGCCCGCCCGCCCATTCATCCAGACGGCAAACGAGAAAGCGGCAGACCCGGCAACCGACGCGGCGGCTCGGGTGTACGACGGCTTTCTCAAATCGAAAAACTTTTAGGAGGTTTTATTATGGCACAGTTTGGCGCAAAGCGACCTATCTTCGCCCCGACGAAAACCACGCCGGACAATGCGCTCCCGACCTACGACTACGAGAAAGTCGTAACCGTGGGTAAGCTCGTTAAGGCCGACCTCACCGTTACGAACGCCTCCGGCGAGCTCTACGCCGACGACGCGCTCGCCGAAAAGGTCGATATGTTCGCCTCCGGCTCTCTTGCGCTGGAAACGGACGACAAGACGGACGAGGTACACGCCGCTATTCACGGCGCGACCAAGGATACACAGTCGAGCGAGGTCACGGACTCCGACGGAGACGTAGCTCCTCGCGGTGGCCTTTGCTATTACAAGGTCATTATTCGCGGCGGAGTCCGCTATTTCAAGGGCGTGTTTCATCCGCTTGTCAAGGCTATTCTCGGCAACGACAGCGCGGCGACAAAGGGCTCCTCTATCACGTTCGGCACGAGCGCGACGACCTTTACCGTGTTCCGTTGCAACTCTGGCGCATGGCGCATCACGAAAGAGTTCACGACGGAAAGCGAGTGTATCGCGTGGTGCGATACCAAGCTCGGCAAAGTGGGAGGCTAATATCAGCACGGACGGGAGGCGAGCGAGAACGGCTCGCCTCCCGCTTTGGTAATTGGAGGGTAAAGGCATGAAAACGGCAAAAGTGACGCTCGCGGACGCGACGTATTACCTCGCATTTGACGGCGAGGCTATGTTTACACTCCGGGACGATTTCGGCGGGACACAACTCGCACTCGAGGCAATAGAGCAGGATACCCGCGAGAGCTTCGCGGCGACGTGTGCTATCGCGGCGGTACTGGCAGAGCGCGGCGAGCTCCTCCGTCGGCGGCTCGGATACGACCCGGGCGCTATCCCGGAAAAGGACGATTTTCTCCTCATGGTGAGGCCGTTTGAAATCGTGACGCTCAAGCGCGCAATTATGACGGCTATCGAGCTCGGCTATGGTCGAGAGGTAACGAGCCCGGCGGACGACGAAATCGACGAGGGGCTCGCGGAACTTAATCAAAAAAAAACAAGATAAGGCGGGCGGAATACTACCGTATCGCCGTTCTTTGCGGAGTCTCCCCGGCGGAGGCTCTTTTTATGGCTCCCGGAGAGGTTTTCGACCTTTGGGAGCTATACCTATCCGCACACGGTAAGAACAGAGGCGAGGAGGGCGTGTAATGGCAAACCGTGAGATAAAAACGAAAGTCGCTATCGACGGCGAAAAAGAATACAAGGAGTCTCTCAAAAACATCAACTCCGCCCTCGGAACGCTTAAATCGGAATTAAAGCTCGTAGAGAGTCAATACGCGGGACAGGCGAACAGCTACGCGGCTTTGAGCGCGAAAGGCGACGTACTCTCCCGTATGTACGACCAACAGAAAGAAAAGGTCAAGGCGGCGGCGGAACAGCTCGAGAAAGCAAAAAAAGCTCAATCGGACTACGCCGAAAAAGTCTCCTCCGCGCAATCCGAGATTTCGCGTTGCGAGGCCGCTCTCGCCGCGCTCGGCGACGAGACAGGCGACACGACCGAGGAGCAAGCCAAGCTCACGGCGGAACTCGAAAAGGCAAAGGGCGAGCTCTCCGCCGCTGAAAAAGGATACGAGTCTACGACTCGCTCCGTCAATTCCTATCAAACACAGGTAAATAACGCCGAGACGGAGCTTAACAAGCTCGGCTCGGAACTCGATAAAAACGCCTCCTATATGGACGAGGCCGCGAAATCCTCCGACGGGTGCGCCGAGTCTATCGACGAATACGGGAAAGAGGTCAAAAAGGCCGGAGAGGACTCCGAGGAGGCCGGGAAGAAGTTCGACAAGGTAAAGACCGCCGCGACCGCGCTCGGAACTGCGGCGGCGGCGGCAACGGCGGCACTCGCGGCGGCGGCAATAAAGCTCGGGAAAGAGGTTATCAGCGCATACGCCGATTATGAGCAGTTAGTCGGCGGCGTTGAGACGCTCTTTAAGGATAGCTCCGGTAAGGTAATGGAGTATGCGAACGACGCATACAAGACCGCCGGGCTTTCCGCTAACGAGTACATGGAAACCGTGACGGGCTTTTCTGCGAGCCTCATTTCCTCCCTCGGCGGAGACACGGAGAAAGCCGCCGAGTATGCGAACATGGCAATTACGGATATGTCCGATAACGCCAACAAAATGGGCTCGGACATGGCCTCCATTCAGAACGCATACTCCGGCTTTGCAAAGCAGAACTATACAATGCTCGATAACCTCAAGCTCGGGTATGGCGGTACGAAAGAGGAAATGCAAAGGCTCCTCGAGGACGCGGAGAAGCTCTCCGGCGTAAAGTACGATATTTCGAGCTACTCGGACATTATCGACGCTATTCACGTTATCCAGACGGAAATGGACATTACGGGGACGACGGCGAAAGAGGCGGAGGCGACTATCTCCGGCTCTATCGGTATGCTGAAATCCTCGTTTCAAAATCTGATTACCGGCCTCGGCGACGCAGACGCAGACATAGACAAGCTATGCGATAACGTCGTAAACTCCTTTAATTCCGTCGTCAAGAACATTACGCCGGTCGTTAGAAACCTCGCAAAAACCGTCCCGAACGCATTAGAGGGCATCCTCGACGCTATCGCGCCTCTCCTGCCGGAACTCCTCGAAATGGGAGTCGGGCTCTTTGAGGCGCTCTTGAGCGGGTTTACATCGGTGCTCCCGGAGCTTATGAACACGGCGGCCTCGCTCGTGACAACGCTCGTACAAGGCATTATCGAGGCTTTGCCGCTCGTCGTAGAGGCGGCGGCACAGTTCATTACAACGCTCGTGCAAGGTATCGCGGAGGCACTACCGACGCTCATTCCGGCGGCGGTGGAGACGGTGACGACCATTGTATCGACGCTTATCGAGAATATACCCTTGCTTATCGACGCGGCGCTCCAACTCATGCAGGGGCTCGCGGAGGGCGTTCTCGAGGCTATCCCGGTACTCCTCGAGGCTTTGCCGGAGCTTATCGAGAGCCTCGTAACGACGCTCCTCGACGCTATCCCGCAAATCATCGAGACGGGAGTCGAGCTTTTAACCGCCCTTGTGGAAAACCTCCCGGAAATCATTACGACGATATGCGAGGTTTTGCCGCAAATCATCGAGAGCACTATCTCGACGCTCCTCGACCATTTGCCGGAAATCGTAGAGGCGGGCGTAAAGCTATTGACGGCGCTTATTACCAACCTCCCGCAAATTATTTTGACGATAGTACAGGCGCTCCCGCAAATCATCACGGCGGTAATTAACGCCCTCGTGAACAATATCCCGAAAATCATCGAGACGGGCGTAAAGCTCTTGACCGCCCTCATTACCAACCTCCCGCAGATTATCGCCGAAATCGTCCGCGCTATGCCGCAGATTATTACCGGCATCGTGAGCGCGCTCGGCGAGGGCGTGTCGCAGGTCGCGGAGGTCGGCGCAAACCTCGTCCGGGGCTTGTGGCAAGGCATCCAGTCGCTCGCCGGGTGGCTATGGGATAAAGTGTCCGGGTGGATTTCCTCCATTTGGGACGGCATTACGGACTTTTTCGGCATCCACTCCCCGAGCACAAAAATGGCGTGGGTGTCCGAAATGAACGTCGAGGGCGCAGTCGTCGGCATTGAGAAGAACAAGAGCAAGGCCGTAAAAGCCTATGGAGCTATGGGCGAGGAAATGCTCGCCGAGGTAGACTCCGGGCTCGCGGCGGTAAACGACAAGCTCAAAAGCTCTATCGGGGAAATCGAAACGGGCTTTTCCGCAAAGGCGACCGTCGAGGCCGTCTCCGCATCCGTCCCGGCGGACTTGACCGGGCGCGGCGGCGGTGCGACGACCTCCGGCGGCGGAGATACAAACGTCGTAAATCATTTTCATATCGCGGAGCTCGTCGTCCGTGAGGAGGCGGACGTAAAGAAGATTTCCCGCGAGCTCTACAATATGCAGAAATCGAAATCGCGGAGCAAGGGGGTATCTATGGCGTGAGCATGGGTTTTATTTTCGACAACAAGCATAGCGGGGATATGGGAGTCGTGTTCAAATCCACAGACCGAACACTCCTCCCCGCGAAACGGGTAACGCAATACACGATACCCGGCAAGAGCGGCACATACGACATAGAGGACGGTTACGAAAACCGCGAAATCGTATGCACGGTCGCTTTCGTCGGCGAGGGCTACCATTACGCGGGCGTGAGAACGCGAGCGCGCGCCGTGGCGGAATGGCTCTCCGGCGAGGGCTTGCTCGTATTTGACGACGAGCCCGAAAAGGCGTACTCCGCAAAGGTCGTCGGCGGTATCTCTATCGAGCAAATCGCCGTTACGGGGACGTGCGAGGTACGTTTCTTGTGTAAGCCGTTCGCCGAGTCCTTGCGCTACAATCAGCAGGACGTGAAATCCGTCTCTCTGCCTCACACGGAGGCGGTAAACGTCCGAGGGACACAGGAAACGGACGGCTTAATCTATATCACGGCGCGCGGTAATATCCAAACGCTGACGATAACACGGCTCAAGGTAAATTAAAAAATTAGGAGGTTTCTACTATGAGCGCATTATCTAACGTCCACGCATCCACTCTCTTGAATACGTCCTTGCGGAGCGGGACGTACTACCTCGCTCTTTTCCTCACCGACCCGACGGCGAGCGGAACGGGTACGGAGGTATCCGGCGGCGGATACGCGAGAAAGATTATCAACTTTAGCGCGCCGTCCCTCGTGTCCGGCAAAGAACAGGTTTCCAACTCTGCGCCCGTTGACTTCGGCACTCTGACGGCAGACCTCGGCACGGTGGCCTATTGGGGCATCTATGACGCGCTGACGGCGGGCAATTTGCTTTGGTACGGCTCCTTTACCCGGAGCAAGAACGTACTCAACGGCGACGCTATCACGGTATCGGCGGGGGCTATCGTTTGCACTTTGGCATAACGAGGAGGCGAGCAAATGTATAACCGCACTCCGTACAATAAGACGACGTACAACCGAACAACGTCCATTGTGTTCGAGTGGCTCGCCACGGCGAACGCGGAGACGGATACCTCGGCGACGCTGAAAATCATTCGATATCTCGACGGCTCGGCGGCGGCGGTCGCTACCGCGTCCGGCGTGTTCGTCCGCGTCCTCCTCCCCTCCGCGCTTGCGGAGGCGGAGGCCGGGAGCGTAGGCGACTATATCCGCACTCTCTTTTTCTCTGCACTTGCGGAGGCCGTAGCAACGGCGAGCGGTACGGGCGTTTCGACCTACGGCTCCGTCACTATGGTAATTGAGGGCGTGAACATGGTCGCCGGAGACGAGCTTATTATCGACACGGAGCACATGACCGTAACGCTCAACGGCGCGAACATCATCGACCGCGTGAGCGACGATAGCGCATTTTTCAAGCTCCAACCGGGCGAGAACGATATTATCGTCGAGGGCGGCACGACCGCAGACGTTAAAATCTTGTGGAAAGATAGGTGGTTATAATGGCAAAGCCGCAGATTTTCAACCGCGATATGAAGCGGCTCGCCTACCTCGACAACGCGCTCGCCGTCGGCTACGGCCTCGAGACTAATTCCCTATGGACGGCGACCTTTACGCTCCCGGCGGACGACCCGAAAAACGCCTATTGTACGCCGCTGAACTTCGTCGAGATTTTCGACGGAGACGAGCGTATCGACCTTTTCCGCATCATCGGGGAGGATATGGAGCGGAGCAACGGCGCGACTCGCTATTATGATTGCGAGCACGTCCTCGCTACGCTCCTCTCCGACGTTCTCTTTCAGTATCATCAATGCGGCGGCTCCGGCGTAAAGACTGCCGACGTTCTCAATTACATTCTCGCACGGCAGACCCGGCAAAACTGGAAACTCGGGGCTTGCGATTTCAAACGCTATTTTGAATATAATTGGGAAAACTCGACGCTCCTCGCGGCGCTCTTTGCCGTGCCGGAGTGCTTCGATAGTGAATACCTTTGGTCGTGGGATACGACCGTCTATCCGTGGACGCTCTCGCTCACCGTGCCGACGGAGGCGCTCAAAAGCGAAATCCGATACGCAAAGAATATGACGAACATCAAAAAGACGACGGACGCGACCAGTATCGCAAACCGCGTCTATGCGCTCGGATACGGCGAGGGTGTAAACCAACTGACGATAGAGTCGGCGAACGGCGGCGTTCCATACGTCGAGGACGCTTTAAGCATCGAGCGATACGGCTTGTGTTCGACTATCCTCGTAGACTCGCGGTATCAAGTGGCGGAAAACCTCAAGGCATACGCCGAGCAGATACTCGCCGGGCTCAAGGAGCCGTATGTGAGCTATGAAATCGGCGCTATCGACCTCCACCGGCTGACCGGCGACAAGTTCTCAAAGTTCCGCCCGGGCGAAATCGTCCGCGTCGTGGACGAGGCCGACGGAATTAACCTCCGTACCCGCATCGTCCGCGTTGAGAAAGCGGATGCAGAGGGCGACCCGGGAAACGTCACGGTAACGATTGCCAACAAGACGCAGGATATAGCGGGCAGTATTTCCGACTTGCAGAGCCGCGCCCTCATTTCCGAGACATACGCACAGGGCGCGACCAACCAACAAATCTATAATTTCTCGGATAACGCCGACGCAACGCATCCGGCGAAACTGCAACTCTATATCTCCGACTCGGTGGTACGCATTAACAAAATGCTCCTCAATATCGAGTTCGAGGCGTTCCGGGCGTATGAGAAAGCTATCGGCGGCGGCGGTGGACAAACGACCTCCTCCGGCGGCGGGCAGACAACGAGCTCCGGCGGCGGGCAGACAACGAGCTCCGGCGGCGGCTCTACGACCTCCTCCGGCGGCGGGCAGACCTCCGGCGGAACGGCGCTCGAGTCCTCGAACGTGCTCCCGAGTGAGACGAACGGACAGGCCGTGCATAACCACGGCATTTCTCAACACGCCCGCCTCGCAACGACAAGCGACGGGAAAACCGTTGACGGATACGAGACGTTCATTTGGTCGGGCGCGCATACGCATCCGTCGCACACGCACAGGATTTCCGCACATACACACGAGGTCTACGACCATACGCACACGGTAAGGGCGCACACGCATACGGTGAAAGACCATACCCACACCGTAAAAGACCATACCCACGCTATCGAGTTCGGCATCTACGAGGGACAACGCGCCTCGAAAGCGACTATCAAGGTAGACGGCAAAGAGATACCCGCGCCGTCCTCGTATAGCAATATCGACATTGTGAAGTATCTCGCCACGGACTCGAGCGGGAAGATACGCCGTAACTCGTGGCACTCGATAGAGATACTCCCCGATAACATGAGTCGTATCGTGGGCGCGGTATTCGCTCAAACATTCTGTAATTCTCGCGGCGGCGGGGACTACTAAAAGGAGGAAAGAATATGTCCGAATTAGTGACAATGTACCCGGCGCAAGCCAACTCCCCGGAGACTTCGCTCTCCGGCGCGCTGACGGCGGCGGGTACGACCGTAAACGTCGTTGACGGCTCCGTACTGCCGGAGGCTCCGAACTTGCTCACGATTGGAGCGGACGGCTCCACGGCGGAAACGGTGCTTATGACCGCAAAGAACGGGAACGTGCTCACCGTCACGCGAGCGCAGAACGGCACGACCGCCCGGGCATGGTCGGCGGGCGACGTTATCGCCCGATATTTCACGGCGGCAGACCAAACCGCCATGCAGGAAAATATTAAGAAGCTCAACGAGGGCAAGGCCGAGAAAGCCGCCTCACCGACGGCGGGCAACTTTGCCGGGCTCGACTCCTCCGGCAATCCGACCGACTCCGGCAAAAAGCCGGGCGACTTCGCCGCCGCGAGCCATACCCACACGGACAAGGCGGACAAAGTAAAGAGCGCCACGGCGGGACACTTCGCCGGGCTCGACTCCTCCGGCAATCTGACCGACTCCGGGAAAAAGCCGGGCGACTTTGCCAACGCCTCCCACGCTCACGCGGGATACGCCGAGGTAAAGATTTTCTCCGGCGTGTCCGTCGCCGCCTCTGCATGGGTGAGCGACAGCACATACGCGGCGTATCCCTATGCCGCCTCTATCACCTGCCCCGGCGTGACGGCGAGCCACGTCCCCGAGGTCGTGTTCGGTGCGACAGAGGCCGCGAGCGGAAACTTTGCGCCGGTCGCTCTCTCCGGGAGCGGGACGGTCAAAATCTACGCCGCGACAAAGCCGACGGCGGCTATCACGGTGCAGAGCATTACTTGTATTAAGGCGGTGAGTTAAAAATGATTGGTAGAACAAACGCAGTCAGCAAGCCCGGAGTCGAGCTCTCTCTCGTGGTATCCGTTACGAGCGGAGCGGCGGTCACGGCGACAAAGGGCTCGAAAACGGTAAACGGCACGGCGGCGGGCGGCTCGTGCGTCCTCTCCTTGCCGGAGGCCGGTACATGGAGTGTAAAGGCCACACTCAACGGGCAAACGTCCGACACGAAAAGCGTCTCCGTCGTCGATAGCTACGCGGTGGCGCTGACGTTCTTTTCCGCGACGATTACCGTCAACGTAGACTCCGGCGCATCCGTCACGCTGAAAAAGGGCGGGACGACAATCGCCACAAAGACGAGCAACGGGACGGCGGTTTTCACCGTCACGGAGACGGGGGCGTACACGGTCACGGCGACAAAGAACGGGCAGACGACGAGCAGCTCGGTCAATGTCGTTTCCGGCACGACCTCCTACTCGCTGACGCTCTCTTTCGTGAGCTCTACGCTCAACAATAACGAGTGGAGCGTTATCAAGTCCGTTTCCGACGCGGGGCAGGGCGCGAACTATTGGAGCATCGGCGACCGAAAGGCGGTCACGCTTAACGGCACGGTCGGAAAGCTCTCACTCTCGAATGTCACGACCTACGCTTTCATTATCGGCTTTAACCATAACGCAAGCGTCGAGGGCGCAAACCGCATCCATTTTCAGCTTGCAAAGACCGCGCTCTCCGGCGGTACGGACGTGTGTTTCTGTGATAATCAATATGGCCCGGATAGCGGATGGTCGTCCCCGGGTGCGGGCTATTTCGTTATGAACGCGAGCAACACCAACTCCGGCGGATGGAAAAGCTCGCAAATGCGTACAAACATTTGCGGGACGAGCCTCTCGAGCTATTCCGGGACGATTATTGCAGTCATTCCGGCGGCGCTCCGTGCCGTCCTCAAGTCCGTTACCAAGTACACGGACAATACGGCAAACGGCGGCGGCTCGACGGCGAGCTACGTCACGGCGACGACGGATTACTTTTTCCTCCTCTCGGAGTTCGAGGTTTTCGGTAGCATTTCCTACGGAAACACGAACGAGAAGAACAAACAAGCGCAGTACGCCTATTATTCCGCCGGGAATAGCAAAATCAAGTACAAGCACAACGGCACGAGTACCGCCGCTCGTTGGTGGCTCCGTTCCCCGGATGCGAGCGACTCCTACTATTTCGTGGTTGTGTCCACCGACGGGACAGTCGACAGCGACTACGCGTTCTATTCCCTCGGCTTCGCGCCCGGCTTTTGCGTATAATTCGGAAATCGAGACTTGCGCCCTCAATGGGCGCATAGTCGGCGAGGAGGAAAGAAAATGTCCGTACCAAAATCGAGACGCGGCGAAAGCCCGGCGGAGTATATCAACCTCGCCCGTGAGATTTATGTATTCACATACAACCGCGTCCGCATCCTGCCGAAAAGTTACACCTTTTATTTTTCCTTGCCGCTCTACAACGCGGCGCGAGAGGCTTATCGCATGATAAAGACGGCAAACCTCATTTACGTTGACGAGAAAGCGCCCGAGGAGATACGCCGCCGGAACATCCAACGGCGGAAAGAGTATTACGAGACGGCACAGGGTTATTATAACTCGATGCTCGACGTACTCGACCTCGCGTATCTGACCGTCAACCATGAGAAGATACCGCCGAACGTCCTCAAAGAGTGGGTAAAGCTCATTACGGACGAGCTCTCGCAAATCTCTAAAATCAAACGGAGCGATAAGGCGCGAGCTTAATCCTCCGCGTGATTAGGTTATATTCCGCATCGCCGCTAATTGGTGGCTCCGTTCCCCGAATGCGAGCAACTCCAACAATTTCGTGAATGTGAACACCGACGGGACAGTCAACAACAACAACGCGAACTATTCCCTCGGCTTCGCGCCCGGATTTTATATCGACACGGGGCAGACCGAATAACTCCTCACGGAGCGAAAGCAGTCCCCATATAAAAGGGGAATATAACCTCTCTGACGGCCTCGCGCCGTCGGACAAACATATACCGCGATACGGTTAGCCGGACGCTCCTTGCATGGGTGCGGAGTGCGTGTTTTCCGTGCTTTCATGGCTCGCCGTTACGCATTTTAGACAACACGCCGAGAAAGAAATGTACGAGGTATTTTTATTTTATGAACAGCGCAGAACGACGCGAGGCACGGTATCAGCGTCGCAAGGCCGCACGAATGAAAAAGAAAGCCGCCGCGCTCCGGGAGCATGGAGATTTCGAGACGGTTTTCTCATTCGAGCGGCTCTATGAGAGCTACCGCGCCTCCGTCCGTGGCGTTGGGTGGAAAGCGAGCACACAGCGATACAAAGCCGCCTCGCTTGCCAACGTCACAAAGACACACGAGGAATTGATAGCCGGGAGATGCCGCTCCAAGGGCTTTTACGAGTTCGATATTGTGGAGCGGGGAAAGCCGAGGCATATTCGGAGCGTCCATATCTCCGAGCGCGTCGTACAACGGTGCTTGTGCGATTACTGCCTCGTGCCGATGCTCTCCCGGTCATTCATTTACGACAACGGAGCGAGCTTGCGCGGCAAAGGGTACGATTTCGCCGTATCCCGGGTGACGCACTTTCTCGCGGAGCATTACAGAAAACACGGGCGGGAGGGCTACGTCCTCGTATTCGATTTTTCAAAGTATTTCGATACGGCACAGCATGAGCCCGTTTTTCGAGAGTTCGAGCGGAGCGGCATCGACGACCGCCTCGTCGCGCTCTCGAAATATTTTATTCAGAACTTCGGCGACGTGGGGCTCGGCCTCGGGAGCCAAGTCTCACAGATTGCCGCGCTCGCCCTGCCGAACAGGATAGACCACTATATCAAGGACGTGCTCGGCATGAAGTATTACGCTCGCTATATGGACGACGGGTGTATCATCAGCGAGTCAAAGGAAAAGCTCGAGATTTGCCTCCGGGAGCTCCGGCGGCTATGCGCCGAGCACGGTATCCGCCTCAATCCGAAAAAGACGCAGATTATCAAGCTCACGCGCGGCTTTACATTCGTCAAGGTGCGCTTTCGATATGGCGCAAACGGGAAAGTCGTCCGCCGGGCAACGTACAAGGGTATCCGGCACATGAGGAAAAAGCTACGCATTTTCCGGCGTTGGGTGGACTCCGGCAGAATGACGGCGGCGGACGTGGAAACGTCCCTCGTGTCATGGCGGGGACACATGAAAAGATTTCACTCGTACCACATGGAGCAGAGCGTCGAGCGGCTCTATCGTGAATTATTCAAGGGAGGGTAAGCTATGGAATATGTCGTTTATCGGCGCTTTAAGGCCGAGGGCATCGACGGAGCCTTTAACCTCCGATACGGGACGACCGTAACGGAGCGGGACGGCTTTCTCTTTGCCGCTGACGGGCGGAAGATTTGCGCCGCAACGTCTGAAAACGGATGGGAGCATTTCAGACCAAACACGCTGGAGGGCGCGTATCGTCAAAAGATGCTCGACGGCCTCTATCGCTATTACGGCAAGCACGAGGGCGCGTCGGACTTCGACCCGGAGAAATGGGCGGGGGCGGAAAATCTGTATTGGAAAAACCTCCTCCGCACGATGAACACGCAGGAACTCGAGGAGTTTTATAAAAAGCGGCTCGGAGAGCTGCCGAAAATGGAGGGATAACGTATGTATGCTATCAAAAGCGGCGGAAAGGTCGTCGGCTACTCCGATACCGTTGTCTATGTCCGCCTACACGAAAACGGGTGCTATGTCCCGTGCGACGAGGCGGAGGCCGGGGGCTTTTGCATCAAGACGGCAATCGACCGCAAGGACGAGGAGATGGGCGAGACGACGACATATCTCGAGGACTTCGTTTACGCTTTCGCGCCCGGCGGACTCCTCGGAATTGAGCCGGTCGGCTCCGTGGAGAATGTGAGCGGTACGCTCATGCTCGCCGAGAACGATAAAGTTCTCGATATTCTGTTAGGGGGTGCGGCGGAATGATTACTGTTGAAAAGGCGAAAAAGCTCCGGGCAATCATCGAGCGGGCAGTCGCCGCGCTCGAGCTCGACAACGAGGCCGCGCTTGAGTGCGTCGAGCTTTTCCCGGCATGGGAGAACGGCAAGGCGTACACCGTCGAGACAAGAGTACAATACGGCGGAAAGCTCTATCGGTGCGTACAAGCGCACACGTCGCAAAGCGACTGGACTCCGCCGGTCGCCGCCTCTCTTTGGAGCGGCGTAACGGTAGACCCGGCAACCGGCTATGACGAATGGAAACAGCCGACCGGCGCTCACGACGCATACAAAAAGGGCGACCGCGTTCTCTTTAACGGCTCCGTGTATGAGAGCCTTATCGACGGAAACGCATACTCCCCGACGGCGTACCCGGCGGGGTGGAAGCTCATCGAATGAGCGCGGCGGTCTACACGGTCGAGCTCGACGGAAAAATCATAGCGCGGCGGGAGTCTCTCTTGTGGGTGAGGCTTGACGCTCCCGGCCTCTATGTCGTATGCGCGGAGGCAGAGGGCGAGGGCGTTATCGTTGACGGGGAGATTTACCACGTTCGGGGGTGTCCCATATTGCCGGGAAAGCAGACAGTTAAACTCGATTATTACGAATTATAACGGAGGTTAAGAATGGACTATGTAGGAGCGATTATCGGAGTCCTCGGGACTATCCTCGGCGGCGTGTTAAGCTATGCCGCTTTTCATAGGAACTCGAAAAAGGACAGCGAGGAGGAGGGCAAGTCCTCCGGCACGATGCTAACCGAAATCGGGTACATTAAAGGCGGCATCGACCGTATCGAGCGCAAGCAGGATGCACAGGACGCGCGCTATATCGGCATGGCGGAGCGTATGTCGGCGGTGGAGAGCTCGGCAAAGTCGGCGCATCATCGTATCGACAGGCTCGAGGGGCGCGAGGTGCGGGAGGACGGATAATGTCCGCCCGCAAAGGCGCGGCGCGGCGGCGGAAGTTCAAAAAATGGGCGCTCGAGGTATGGAGCTTTGCAAAGGGGTATCTCTCCTTTTCAAAGCTCCTCGTTTATGCCGTCCTCTATATCGACTACAAATCGACAATGACGACGCTCGACCTCTGCCGGATTTCCGTAGCCAACAACTACACCGGCTCGCTCCCGTATTTGACCGCCCTTATCGCCTTTTTACAGGCCGCGACCGCTACCGTGCTCTCGTTCTCGCTCAATAAGAGCAAGGCCGAGAACACGACCGGCGGAATTACATACGACACGGCAACAAAACGAGATTGCTAAAGGAGGTAGCAAAATGAAAGAAATCATCGTAAAGCGGCTCGGCGCTCTCTTGAGCGTAAAGAGCCTCGTCACGCTCTTGCTCTCCGGGGTATTCGCGTACCTCGCCATTACCTGGCAGTCGAGCCAAGAGTTTATGACGGTCTACACGGTCGTTATCGCGTTCTATTTCGGGACGCAGACGCAGAAAATCAGCGACGCGGTAGAAAAGACCACAAAGGAGGGCTAAACCGTGACGGAGCAACAGGTACGCGAGCTCGTCGTATCGACGGCGAGGGCATGGCTCGGGAAGAACGAGCGGGACGGCTCTCACCGGGAAATTATCGACCTTTACAACGCACACAAGCCGCTCGCCCGGGGATACGTCGTCAAGTACACGGACGCATGGTGCGCGACGTTCGTCTCCGCCGTCGCTATCAAATGCGGACTCTCGGACATTATGCCGCTCGAGTGCGGGTGCGAGGCTATGATTTCCCTCTATCGTTCTCATGCGGTGAGCCGCTGGGAGGAGGACGAGAGTATCACGCCACAGCCCGGCGACGTGGTTTTCTATGACTGGCAGGACTCCGGCTCCGGCGACGACCGGGGAGCCGCCGACCATGTGGGCATTGTATCCAGCGTGAGCGGGCGCGTCCTCAAGGTCATTGAGGGCAATTTCTCGAATAGCGTCAAGGAGCGGACGCTCGAGGTAAACGGAAAGCATCTCCGGGGCTTCGGCCTCCCGGCGTACTACACCAAAACGGACAACAAGGAGGATTTCGACATGGATATT